CTCTATGCTTGAATCCAACAAGGTCAAGTCCTCTTTCGATTCCACCATATCCTGAGCAAAAGCTGAGTACAGCGGGTAGTTTTTTGGTATTATCCACATTAATTATTTCCTATATCTAATTGATTCATAACCTTCAGCCTCTACAGGTATGCCTTTAGCCCAACCGGGTAAAACACACATCAGCTCTTCAAATTCTTCAAGAGAACCTTTGTCTTTAGGAACATCAGCAACAATCTCATCGTGAACATGAAGAACGACAGGGTAGCCACGGTCTTCTAAGCGCAGGACGGCTTCAGCTAACAAGTCTCTGGCAACTGCCTGTGTGATTGATTGAACAAGCGAACCGCCGTAGGCCTTTATCTGGCCCCATCTGTGGGTGTGGTTATTCATGCCGCTGTAGATTAGGTCTAGTCCGCGATCACCTTCCGCCAGTTTGGCTTCTGGGAATGATAAGATTCTGCCGCTTGGCAGTTTGAACAGTAGGTCGCCGTTGACATACTTAAATTCACCTTTTGCCGCCGGGTAGACGTTACCTTTATAGCTAACTGCGTTACGAGCGGCTCGCTCTGTGGTGACCCATAGTTTTACAATAGGATCATTAGCATCCCGCCAGTCGTTCCGTATCTTTAGCGCCTGTTTCTCATCAACGTCTGCGCCGTATACCTCAGCCATCTTCTGGAACGCTCTAACGCCACCCTGATATCCAAGGGCTAGTGTTGCTACCTTGCCAACAAAGCGCTGGTCTTTATCTACTTCGCCGTACTCAATTCCGTACATAGTTGCGGCGGTGAACTTGTAAATATCTTTACCACCCTCAAAAACTTGCAGTACATCGTTGTGATCTGCCAACCACGCTAAGGCTCTAGCCTCAATACTTGAGTAGTCAGCACATAACAGCCTGTTATCCTGTGAGGCTATGAGCATACCTCTAAGACAGCTAGACATAGCCTCCATAGGCTCTGCGTCTAATGCGTCTGGGTCACGCGCCTTCATCTGATAGATGATTGCATCAACGTCATCAATGCTAGGGCGTGGTAGGTTTTGCGGTTGGAAATGTCTTCCAGCCCAACGCCCAGTAGCCGCTCCGTGATACAGTAAAATACCGTGCGCTCTACCATCTTTGCCTAGCACGGCTTTCATTGAGTCGTATTTTTTAGTGCTAGATTTACTCATTGCCTGACGTATTTTTAAGAACTCTCGAACATTCTCAGGGCAACCGTCGTCATCTATTGCCGCTTCAACGGACGGCTTGTCGTAGCCCTCCATGCTGTATCCTTGAGACAAAATCCATTGCAGTGACTTAGCTCGGCTTGACGTGTTGTTTAAGATGCCGCCTGTTATTTCATAGACCTTGGCGTTTAATGTCCGACCGTGCTTCTCGATGATGTCTAACGCATTTTCTATGCTATCTTTGTCTAGCCTTACACCGCGCCAGTTTATGCGCTGGTCAGTTCTCCAGACGTCATTCTCTGAGCCTCTCAGGTCACGCAGTTTGTTTCTTATCTCACGCTCTGCCACAACGTCCTGTAGGCAGTAATCGTATAGCTCTTGATACAGCGCCTTGTCTCTTACTCTTTTGCCCCGGTAGGGCTTGCAACAACGCTGTATAAGTATCTTGCCACGCTTGCTCTTAGCGGCATCTTCATCAAGGCCTAATGCCTCACCACATTTACCCAAGGCGCGGGGGTAAGCCTGTGCGGCGGCTAGTGCGGCTGTGTCTGCCCACTGTTCAATAGGTATCTCTTGCCATTTAAGTACAAGGTTCCAAATGCACATCTCAAAGAAGCTATTCCAAGCCCAAACCTTTGCACCGCCGGCTTGTATTAAGGCTAATAGCCTTTGAGGGGGTGGTTGGTCTGGCGTCCATAGCTCTGGAGCATCATCATTAACTGCCCAAGCCAAGCAAAGCACCTCAGTTGTAGGGTGATCTGCGTAACCGTATGCGCCAGACTTTCGTATGTCGCACTCGCTGTAAGTTTCAAAATCCATAGAAATATTCATACCCATTTTCTCCTCAGCCACTTATTACTTAAACGCTGTATTTTTTCATCGTCAGTTAGTGATCTTTTCTTCTTAGGTTTGACGTCTTTTTTCTTTGGCTCTAAATCAACATCGCTAATCCAAACGCTACTGTTGCCCTCGCTTCTTCTTTTCTTAATACCCATGCGGTTTTTAAGTAAGTTGTATGAGAGGTCAGCCTTTTGAGCGATCTCTTTGACTACAACTTCTTCACCGTTGTACTCAGGAAATCTTTCGCCTAAGTACAGATAACTAAGTTTTGCCTTCATAAACACCCCGTAGAAAAAAGGGGCCGCGAAGCCCCTGTTTTATCAACTCAAAAAGTCATCATCGTCAGCGTCTGCCGCTTGCTCTGCGCTGATATCATCAAACATCGACTCAACCTTCACGCCGCCACCGCCGAACGTGTCTCCGTCCTTAACAAACTGGATAGCTTGTAGGTTGCAGTTAACGCGCTTACCAAATTGGTTGTTTTGCACCCACAAGCTGACTGCCGCATTTACATAAGCTCCAGCGTATGGGCGTTCGTCTTCTTCAACGAGCTGTGATCTGTCACGATCAATAATTACCGGGCGCTGTCTTGTGCTACAGCTAACAAACATGGCGTTTTCATAGCCGTCGTAGGCTTTCTCTACACCATCGCCTAAGCACGTTTTAAGGCCCTTGGGGATGTCACCGTTGAAAGCTACTGTTGCCGCTTTCTTAATTTCTTTTTTAAAGTTGCTGATCTGATCCTTGTCAGCCTCTTTGTCTAACAAAAAGTTAGCGCTAAATTTTGCAGTTTGACCTTCCATGTAGGCTTTCGGTGTCCATATTTGCGGAAAAGATAACCGCACGTTCTTCAATGTAATTACACTCATTAAGACTTCTCACTCTATAGTTGAAAAATAATCGACAGCTTCAGGCTTGACCGCAGAGCGTGGATCGCTTTCCGGTGCAAGAGTTGGTCTGCCAGTTGGTTTATGCCAAAGATCAGTTATCTCTTTGGATTTCGCCCTTCCAAGCGCCTTCTCGGCTTGAGCTGGGGAAATTAGTTTTGTTATGTGAGCCTTGTCGCCCAACATATTTATCAATGATTCTTCAGCCACACTGTCGTCTACCCATTTGCGTGTAGATCGACCTTCGACTAGCTTGTAATTAGGTAAGATGCCGCCTTCAAGTAGGAGCTTGTGAGCGTGTTTCTGGATGCCCTGCGCCCAACCTATAAGTGCGTCCATCTTCGGTAATAGCTGACCAATCTCTTCAACATTTAAGGTGTGAGGTGTCTGTACTATTAATGGCGCTTCAAGATCATCGAAGCTTGAAAGTGTGAGGCTGTAGTTGTGTTCCGCTAGTGCGCGACACGAGGCCTTAGCCTTGCAGAAGTGACAGCCTTTAGGTGTTGGTTTAAATTCTGGTTCAGGAGCAAACACACGGCGTGCGGCTGGCTTAACTTTATCGTTAGCCCACTTATATAGGTCTTTAGCTCTAATGCTGTAGGTGTCAATGTGATCTAATCTAGGCTGTACAATCGACATCTCGACAGTGTCGACTTCACCAATAAAATGATGTGCCGCACCTAAACCATAAAGCATCAACTGCTCATTTTTCTGTGCAGAAACTTTGACGCCTTGACCATATTTCAGGTCAATAACTTTACATACTCCATCGTATATTGTGACGTAATCAGCAGTACCAAAGCCGCCTTCAGCCCACTCAGAATAATCAACTTTCAGCTCAACGTGCTTTTCACCTTCTTGCACATTGCAGTAGTCAACGTAGGTGGCAACGTGTAGCGCCATCTCGCTATCAACTATGAAGCCTTCGACTTCAACGCCTATATATTCTTCGGGTGGTTTCTGCGACAGCAAACACATTTCAGCCAGTGCGTGTGCGGCTGTGCCTTCTGCGGCATAAAAAGATTCTTCATCTGGGAAGGTAGCCTCTAGCTGTACAGAGGCGGGACAGGTCATCCAACGGTGCGCTTTTGATGCGCCTAGCAGACTATGTTTCATCGTTCACTCCAACACTTTAGTTTTATTTTCAACTTTCGGTTGACAGATTAGTTGATGATATTTATATTGTCAACCGAAAGTTGAAAATATATCTAAAGGTAGAAATAAATGGAAAATAAAAGAGACATAGACACGGTGCGTGACGCACTTGATCGCGTTGTTTTAGCAACAAGGTCAGGAAGTCTTACTGGTTTAGCCAGAAGGGTAGGCGTGTCAAAGCAAGCGATTTCAAAATGGCGAAAGACGGGAATTGTCCCAACTTACCGGGCATTACAAATGTGCTGGGAGTCGAACGGTGCTGTTACATGGATGCAACTTTGTCCTCACATTGTTCGTCAATTTAATGATGAAAAGGCAAACAAATGAAAAATATTGCGTTGAGATTTTTCTACTCGACTGTTGAGTGGACATTTATACAGCTTGGCAAGGCTGTCGCTTTTGTTGCAGACAAACTTGAGAACGTCGAAGTTTGGGCAACAGCAAATAAAGCTAAGTTGCTATAAAAAATGCCCCCATAAAGGGGGCTAAATAGTGGAGTTGATATTAAGAAGTGAGGGCTTCTATTATGACATTTTTAAAAGAACACGGACATGATCTAGTAGCCAAGGGCTATGAGATTGTTCCAATAAAGAAAGGGAAAAAGTTTCCAACACTGAGCGGGTGGCAAGATATCCGTGCGACCGATGAGGACGTCGATAGGTGGCTCGCTAACGGTCACGCTGAGGGTGGCATTGGCATATTGTGCCGCCAGACTGTCGCTGTCGACATTGACTGTCTCGATAAGGCTATGAACCACAGGCTGTTACATTGGCTTGATGAGAACGTAGGCAAGTCAGCTATAAGGGTAGGGCAGAAGCCAAAATGTATTCTACCTTTTAGGGTTGAGGGTCAGTTCAGTAAAATAAGAAGTGCAGAATTCCAAGACGCGGGTGGTTCCAAGCACGCAGTTGAGGTGTTGGCCGATGGTCAGCAGTTCGTTGCGTTTGGCATCCACCCAGCGACCAATCAACCGTACCGATGGGTACGCGGTCAGAGCATCGTTGATATACCTCAACACAAGCTACCTGTCATATCTAAGGAACAGGCTGAGAAGTTCGTAGCCTATTTCGAGGACATGGCCAATGAGCATGACGGCTGGGAGCTTGTGAGGGCAGGTGTAAAACCTGCACAGGTTGATGAGAACGACCTGTCTATGTTTAAGCAGAAGATAGACATATCCAAGCCAGAAGTGCAGATCATGCTAGATAAGATCGACCCGGACTGTCATCACGACGACTGGGTCAAGGTCGGCATGGCACTTCATCACCAGTACGCCGGTGAGGATGAGGGTTGGATGCTCTGGGATGAGTGGTCGCAGACAGGCGGTAAATATATAGAGGGTGAATGTGAGCGTCGCTATCACACGTTCGACACTAGAGGTCGCGCACCAATAACCCTCGCCACCGTTAAGGCTATGCAGACTGAGGCTGTGTCTGAAGAGGTCAAAGAAGAGAAGTTACCTAAGATGCTCAAGGAGTGGGCATTTGTTCAGGTAGAGGGATCTGCCCGTGTGATCCGTGAGGCTGTGAATAAGAACCAGATAGTCCTATATAAGCTTGAGGACTTGAAGAAGGAACACATGAACTGTCGTGTCCTGTCTGGCGATGAGAAGCCCAAGCTTATAAACCTTGTCGATATGTGGCTTGAGCATCCAGAGCGTAGAACCTATGCGGCTGGTCTGACCTTTGCACCTGATATGGAGGTGCTTGATCGCTATAACCTCTGGAGAGGCTGGTCGGTGGAAGGCTGTGAGGGCGATGCTCAACCGTGGAT